GAGATCATGCTGTAGCCCTTTCTCGCGGCTATCCTTCCCTCTTTGTCAATTACACAGTTATCCGCAACAGCAGCAAAGCTAGGCTCTTGCGCGAGAGGTGCGTCTTGGGTGTTAATGCCCGCAAATCCCGGAGCGGTAATTGTAATGCTCTGTAGTTGTTGAGCCATCTACACCACCATGTACGTTGTTTCTAAGGGATATCTGTTAGCGTCTACTGCGATTGCATCTGATAACGCTGACGAAGCTACGGCAAACTGCTCTGCTGCTGACTGACCACCTGTCTCACCTCTTTCGCGAAGAGCCATAGCGTAGGCCATCTGTACAATAGGATGATACGGGGCTTTGATCTTGGTAGCATCTGCCGTTAGTAGAGCCTGTGGTGCAGCAATATCAAATCTTAGCGTGTACACAGCGTCAGGCTGTGGATAGACCTTAACCTTCAGGTCATCGTTATCATCTACTCCACTTACAATGTAGTCGGTAGGTACTGCATTCGCGGGAGTTTGATTGAAGTATAGGTTGTCAAAATACGGCACAGTGTTCAGCGTCAAGAATCCGTGACCGCTGCTGCTCATTGCTTGCTTAATCACTGCGCTCTGACCTGAGCCAGTAAGCGAATACTCTGCCTGACCTACGACCGTAGCAACTTGGATAGTGCTTCGCAGTGAGGAAAATGTCCACGAATCTTCTACTAGTTTCTTCGCGTCATTGACTAGGTCGCCTATTAAAGCAGAGTAAGAAGTTTCGCTAGTCGTATCTACTTCATCTTCTCGTAACCTGCGGAGGACGTTGTTAATTGCTTCTAAGTATGTCATCTACCTGCCTCCTGTGGCTCGCATGAATCGCTCGAACATCCCAACAGGAATGTTATCTAGTTTTGTAAACTTTGGCTCAAACAAAATGGATTCGGTAATAGGCGTTGCGCTTGTGATCATAGAAAATAAGCCAATGGCTCCGTCCTTGCCGTCTTTGCCATCTTGCCCGTCTCTGCCATCTAAACCCGAATCTCCTGTATCTCCTTTAGCTCCATCTAAACCGTCGGCACCATCAAGGCCATCATCACCATCATCACCGTCATTACCATCAAGGCCATCGTCACCATCGTCACCATCGTCACCGTCATCACCGTCATCACCGTCATCACCGTCATCACCGTCATCACCGTCATCACCGTCATCACCATCTAGACCATCTAGACCATCTAGACCATCTAGACCATCTAGACCATCTAGACCATCGTCGTCATCGTCGTCATCATCGTCTACGACCGTATCATCTACGACCGTATCATCTACGACCGTATCATCTACGACCGTATCATCTACGACCGTATCATCTACGACGGTGTCATCTACTACGGTGTCATCTACGACAGTTAAAGTTTCGCCATTGTTTAACGTGTCAACAGTAGAGTTAAAAGTATCTGTGCCTGTGCTTGTATCTGTGGTTGTTGTGTTATTAGCGGCGGCAGCAGCGTCAGCCTCAGCTTGTGTTTCAAATGGCCCCGTAAGAAGAGTATTTATTGCAGAATCAACAAGACTGCCGCCTGTAAGCGTTATGTTTAAGCTTGACCCTTCTGATCCCGTGTCGTCTACAGTATCGTCTGTGACTATGCTGCCATCACCTACCTGCTCTATAGATGCTTCTCCAGTGACCGGATCAAAAGTAACAGACTTAGTAGCACCTGTTGTTGCTGCGTTAGGGTCAAACCCGCCTACTGTACTGGCGTCTAACGTCTCACCTGTATATATCCTGTTACCGTTCTCATCAAAAGGAGAGTAATGAAACACATTGTTTTCTGCGTCATATACAAACTCGTAGTCGCCAACAATACGATCATCTGTAACTACATCACCTGCTTGCAAGCCTCCTGACGATGCGGCGTCTTCTGAAATAGCAGATAAATCATCTGCTGCCGAAATAGTAGACGCAGTAGTGTCTTCGTTTAAATCTACAACCGTATCACCTGCCTCAATAGTTGTGGATGCTGCGGCGCGATCGCTTTGAATTTGCTCGTATCCTGCTGAAACAATTCCTGCAGGAACATTTAATATTTGAGCAACCTCATCAACTGTAACTGTGCCAGACTCAAGGGCATCGTATACCTTGTTAGCTTCATCTGCGGAAAAACCTCCCTCAGATGAAACCCCTTCTAATGCTTGTTCGGCAGCAGATGCTTCAGCAGAATCTGAGGATGAAGCCGCGCTTGAGGATAAATCTGTCTCGTCAGGAACAAACGTAGGGAACAAAGTCCCCATACCTGCACCTGTCTTAGGGTCAAAGTTTGGTATTTCTAAACCTGTGTCAGGGTCGTACCATTTTCCTGCGGGAAAACTGTCGTAAGCTGCGTTGATTCTATCTGTTAAACCCGCTGTCCCGCCAATCTGCGACACAGCGCCACCAATAACAGTATCTAAAATGCCTGTAACTATATCTCGATTAAAAGCATCGTTTTGTCCGGGCAAGTAAGAGGCAATACCGCCAAGCGTTTCGCTCTGACCATATATATCAGCCATTGGATCGTTAATGTCTGAAAAAATACCCATAATAATTCCTAGTTGTTTCGCTCTACTTTCTTAACTTTCTCAAAGGAGCGTAGTCCACCAAGACCAAGCATACCCATTAACACAGGTAGCATTGTCGCAAGGTCAATCATTGGAACTTCAACGCCAGTATCTAGCAGATTCAATGTCATGTTCGCGAAGGGGATGACGAGGAAGTTACCTGCCATACCCAACACACAGACCCATCCACAAGCAGGTCGCCATCCTGCGACAAACATACTGTTATGCTTGGCTTCGATCTTGTTGATCTCTAGCTGCGCCTTAACTTGTTCATGCGTATGACGCTCTGCCATAGTCGCGATGTCATGGGCTAACTTTTCTTTTAAGTCTTTATCGGGTATTGCTTTGTCTAACAAGTCAGACACTGGCCCGATTAATGAACCTAACATTGCTAACATTTAATTCACCGCTAACGCGATTAGAATGAACGCAGTCAACAATACGACAACAGTAGCTTGCTCGTCAGTTGAACCCATAAACTTTGCTTTTGTAAACTTGCCTATCACTTTAACGTATTTCATAGTCGTTCCTTATTTGTCAGCTTTAGTATCAAGGCGTTTAAAGATAGCACCAAGCATTTCTTTGATTTCGCGTATGTCATCGCGGTAGTCTTCTTTAGCTACATACATAATAGGTATGGACTTCATGTCAGCATCAATCCTATCCAATAAAGCAAAGACTCGATTGACTAACCAACCGACAACGAATCCTGCGACTGCTATTGTAATATTAAACATGACTTGATAATCCATGCTACACCTATAATGTCAGGTCAGGGACTTTACGCAAGTCTCTGATTTGGTAAACGTGACGTATAACCTCTCCCCCGTCACGATGAAATACTACTTGGGTCATCACGCTAGAAGAGCCATATCCTGCTCCTGCATGCCAAGAATCAGGTGGTGCTAATGTGCCAAAGGCTTCCACAAAAACGCCGTTATCTGTTTCTATGGCGTTCTGGTGGTGTATATGTCCTACTAGCCACTTCCTGTACACAGTAGATGACCACTGCTCTGGTAACATCTTAGGGAGAATAGCACCTAGCTTAACAGCCTTAACTTTGTCTCCGTGATGTACAGCCAACAGATTCTTACCAAACTGCACGGTGTGAAAGAAACCGTGAGGATCTAATATGGTTACCCTTGGCTCTTTTGAGTAGTAGAACTTTAAAATCAACGCGAGGGCGATGGCAGTATCTGAGTCGTGGTTACCTCTAGCCATCACTACAACGCAACTCTTGTGTTTCGTAAGCAACTTATCTATTGCAAATAAAAACGTCTGTGCTGCTATCTCAAGCACTACTTCTATTCTGGTGTCTACGTCTAGCTTCGTTCCTCCAAAGGTAGTACCACTGCTACCATTGGCGTGAATGAAATCTCCGACGTTAACCAGTAGGCACTTCTCGGACGCCGGGGCTAGATCAACCAAGTAATCGACAGCCGATAACATATCATTGGAGGCTATTTTAGTGTCGTAATCACGAACTTTGGTCTCTCTCGCGTCAGCCCTCATTCCGAAGTGTGCGTCACCTATTACTATTGCAGGTAATAAATCCGTAGCAAACTTCTTAATCTTTGGCTTTGCTTTGGGCTTGTACGGTTTAACGCCTTTAACAAGACCATCTACAAAACCTTGCAGTGCTTTATCTCGCGCTGCCTCAGTTAGTGTACGCCTAGTCTTCAGCCAAGCCTTGTTGCCTTCATCATCGGAGGTGTAAATAGAACGACCAATGACCATCTCGCCTTCGGGAACGTGACGACTAGCATCCCAATTTTCTGAGTACCCCGCAGCAGCCGCAGTGTTCTTAGTAATAGACACATAGTCACGCATGGTGGACTGAGAGATACCTAGTACCCCCGCAGCCCTTGCACTATTGCGACCGCACTCTTCCCAAACTTGCATTGCTTCGCGATGACGTTCTGTTTTAGCGTAATCTACTAGAGTCATACTATCCTACTGCTACAACAGCTATATAAATTGCCGAACCTGCACACATCGCAAGGGCAAACAAAGCAATGATTAAATTCTTTGCTTCCTGCTGACGTTTTAACTTCTCACGTTGCAGCTTCAAAAGCTCGCGCTTAGCAAGCTCTCTACGGTCACGCTCTTCAGTCCTTACTCGTAGCATCTTTTGATACAAAGGAGTCTTGCCTTGAGCCATAAACATCTTCTTAATCTTGGCTT